ACTGCAGCTACTTTCTCAAGTACTGTAACTGTCAGCAATGGTCAAATAGTTTTAGATGGTACAGGAAGGATACAAGGTGTAGATACAGTGTCTGATTCAACTGATGCGGCGAATAAAGCTTATGTTGATGCAAGTATACCAAGTTTAACTAACTACGTAACGCTAGACACGACCCAAACAATTTCGGGAGCTAAAACATTTAGTAGTGATGTTAAAATATCAGGTGATACAAAAGACTTGATAATTGAAAATACAGCAGAAACTAAAGCAGGTCTTGTTTTTATTGACGCCCAAGATCCAACTAACCAAGCTGCGGCAATTAAATTTGATTGCAGCGCTGAGACGCTAGACTTTTTTATGAATGATGAGTCTGCTGAAAGAATGTCAATAACTACCTCAGGTAGATTAATTATAACTTCCGGAGATCTTTTTTTACAAGGAACTGGAAGAATACAAGGTGTTGATACCGTAACCGATTCTACAGATGCGGCTAATAAACTTTATGTAGATAATGCTATATCTGGTGTGCCTCAAGGTACAGTAACAGGTACAGGTACAAGTGGACAAATAGCTATTTTTAACGGTAGTTCAAGTATAACCTCAAATTCTGGGTTAGCAGAAGTATCAACTGGAGTTTTATTTGTTAATAGCCAAGTTCAAGTTAAAGGAGTTAATGCTGCTGATTTTACATGTGCGGGTGATGACGACACAGGATTAGGTAGTTTTGATGCTGCTAACGGAGTAAGCCTTGTAAGTAAAGGTAAAAAACAAATTACTGTAAAAGAAGGAAAAATTGCTTTTGATCCTTATACAGCTATAGCAGTTTCAACAACTGGACCTCTAAGCCCTAATCAAGATAACCAAGCTGCAACCCAAGATACGCTAGCTGCATTATGTGTTGATCCAGATGGTAACGTTGTAAGAGGCGAACAAGAAGCTACTTTTACGTTTACACTTGCGCAACTTAATTCAACACTAGGTCAAACTTTAATATCAGCTCCAGGCGCTGACAAAGCCGTTGTAATTACATATACCGATTGGATGATGAAATATTCTTCAACTGGATCAACATCAAACAATCTAGAAATAAGACAAGCAAATTTAGCCCAAGCTAGTGCTTCAGTGTCAATTTTACCTGCTTTAAGATTTAATGAAATAGTTAATCAATCTCAATCAGGGTCAGCTCCATTTTATGGATTTTATACAAGAGATATACCTACTGGCTCTGGTTCTCAAGGTAGAACATACGCTGTTAATAAAGCAACTACTATACATAAACAAAACTCTGGCGCATACCCATCAGGGTTGACAAGTATATCTATAAAAATAAGATATAGAATATTTGATGTTGATACTTTTTAAAATAAATTATAATGATAAACGCTTCAATAGAAATAACAAATATAAAAGCTAAAAAATCCTTAGAAGGAAAAGAACACGTTATTGAATACGTTAGCTTTACGGTTAAAGCTGATGATGGGAAATACTCTTCCAGTCATAGTGGAGTTACAAAATTAACTTTTGACCCTGATAACTTTGTTGAATGGGAGGATACACCAGAATTTAAAGCTAAACTTATTGACTGGACAAAACCTTATTCAGATGATTTAATAATAGCTTGTGCAAATGAAGTAAATGAGTTAGCTAAAGAAGAAGATGAAACGTTAAGTTTTACTTAAATGTAAAAATCACTAAAATCAAGTGATAATAAAAACATACCTGCTCGGTGAGAGCAATAACCAATGTCAAATTTAAAAACCAAAACCGATGACACTATATTACCAGACTAGTTCGTGGAGTAGTCAACCACAAATAACGGAAGAGACCAAAAAAGTATGGGAACATATAATTCAAAAGAAAAACTGGAGAATTGTACAACTACCAAACGGATTCTACCAAACTGAATACCTTGATCCAAAACAAGAAGATTCTTGGATCGATGTAACGAGACGCGAAACAATGGAAGGAGCTGAACAAGCAATAGATGCTTCCATTAACCACTATGAGAAAAAGCTTTCTTATATTCGCGGACCACAAGTCGTTAAGACCTTTAAGTAAAATAAATAAAATTAAATTAAATCAAATATGTCAGACTCAATAGTCAAGAACTTAAGCTTTGGTGACGAAGCTAAGTTTAAAGTATTTAAAGGAATAGAACAACTCACTAATGCTGTTGGCTCCACACTTGGAGCCAGCGGTAAATGTGTTATAATGGAAGACTCAAGTGGTCACCCAGTTATAACCAAAGATGGTGTAACAGTTGCAAACTCTATTATATTAAAAGATCCTATAGAAAATATGGGTGCTACTTTATTAAAAGAAGCGTCTCGTAAAACAGTTAGGGAAGCAGGTGATGGAACAACAACAGCAACAATATTAGCGCACGCTATATTGGATCAAGTTTATTCATCAAAAGAAAAAGACGCTAATATAAGAATAACTAAAAAAGGTATTTTAGACGGCGTTGGTAAGGTTGTAAAGTATTTAGAAAAAAACAGTTTACCAGTTTCTGGTGAAATGATTGACAACATAGCCACAATATCTACTAACAATGATAAAGAGTTAGGTAAGTTAATTGCTAATGCTTTTAGAGAAGTTGGTAAAACAGGTGTTGTAACAATGGAAGGTTCTGAAACTGGAGACACTGAGGTTAAAATTGTAGAAGGTGTAGAATATAATAAAGGTTTTGCACATATAAATTTTACTACTGATAAAGACAAAAGCACTGCTGATTTAGAAAATCCACTAATGCTAATAATGGAATCAAAAGTAGATTCAATTAGGCAGATACAATCAGTACTAGAGCATGTTATAAAAAACAACAAAGCTTTATTGATTATAGGTGAAGTAGAAAACGCTGTTTTATCTGCTTTAGTAATGAATAAAATGAAAGGGAATATAAAGATAAATGTTATAGACCCTCCAGCTTATGGTTTAAATAGAAAAACTATTTTAGATGACTTGGCTTTATTGACGGGATCAACTATTATAAACGAAGATTTAGGTGATGACTTAAGTATTATAGATATTGATTACTTAGGTTCATGTATTAAAGCTTCTTCTGATAGTGACAAAACATTAATAACAGTTAATGAAACAAGTGAGGAAGTAAAAGATATTATAAATCAAATTAAAAAAGATTTAACAAAGAAAAATAAACCTCACGTTGTTATAAACCTAGAAAAACGTTTAGCTCGTTTATCTGGTAAAGTAGCTATAGTAAAAGTAGGTGCTAATTCTGATATTGAATTAAAAGAAAAAACAGATAGAGTAGAAGACGCTATATGCGCTACAAAAGCCGCAATAAAAGAAGGAATAGTATCTGGCGGAGGTATAGCCTTGTTCAACGCTTCAAATAGTTTAAAATCTAAGTCTAATGGAGAAAAAGCTTTATTAAGAGCTATAAAAGCTCCTTTTTTTAAAATATTAAATAATGCAGGTGTTGTTGTAACAGACAAGCAAAATGATCATTTAAAAAATAATAAAGGCGAAGGTTTAGATGTAGTTACAGGAAATATGGTAAATATGGTTAAACATGGTATTATAGATCCACTACTAGTTACTAAAAGTGCTTTAATTAATGCGGCTTCCGTAGCGACTACTATAATATCTACTGATTGTGTAATTAATAATGTAAGAGTTGATGAAAGCACTAGGTAGAAATTTAATTATAGAAAAAATAAAAGATGGTACAACCTCAACAAAAGGAGGTTTACTATTAGCAGAATCACACAAAGATGACATTAGGTATTTAAGGGCTAATATTATAAGCATGGGTGATGATGTGGCTGGAGTTGCTGTAGGTGATGAAATATTTTACGATAAGCACTCAGGTCATAAAATAGAAATAGAAAATAAAGCTTACCATGTTATTAAACTACAAGATGTGGTCGTTGTTTTATGAAAAAGCTAGATGCAGAAGATTTAAAAAAAATTAATCTGTTAAAACATTATCGTATAATACGCAAATGGGCTTCCAAAAACAACGGCATAAATGAAGCTGATTTAGAACTTTTAATATATTTAGATTGTATAGATCTTTTTACATTAAAAGATTTTAAAGAAGGATCTTATTCTTATAGTTGGGACAATAGAAGATGGAGCAGGTTAATAAAAAATGATTGGGTTGTTGTATGGAGAAAAAGAAATAGAACTACTCAAACTTACAATATATACAAAGTTTCTTTTAAAGGAAAGCAACTTATAAAAAGAATATATAGAATAATGCTAGGCAAAGAGGAAATACCTTCAAGTCAAAGAAGAAATTCTATAATTAAAAGAAAAACATATACAGATAAAGTATTATCAAAATCTATATATAACGCAAACAAAGATAAATATAAAAATTAAAATTATGCATCAAAAAGGCCACGGAAAATACGATCCTTCAATGGAAAAATTAAAACCAGGTAGTAAGGTTGGTATAGTAGGTGAATCTCATGTTTGGGACGGACCACTAGACCAAGCTGGTAGAGCTCACGGTATAGGTTCAAGTTCAGGTATAACTGGTATGGAAATACTAAAAGCACCTGTAAAAGGCGGTGGTATGAATCCAGTGTTAAAAGCACAGGGCGTGTAATATAAGAACTTTAAAAATTAAAACATGAGCACATACATTTCATCATTAACCGTTATACCCAGTGACGATTATAATTTACCTCAACCTGGGTTATTGAAAACTGGGTCAGCTGCAGCGGGTTCTAATACTACAACCTTAGTTGATTCATCTGCTGAGTTCACGAATGCTAAAACAAATGCTTTAGGATATAACATAAGCAGTGGTGATATCATATATAACAAAACGCAGAGCAAATGCTATCAAGTTAAAAATGTGGTAAGCGATACAACTATAACTATAGCTACAACGGGTGTTGCAATAGCAGCTAATGATGTGTATGAAATATACAAAGGTAATGTAGCTGGTAGTGAGGGTTACTCTTTATACTTTGGAACTACAGGTGACGTTAAAATTACAGATGTTTCAGGTAACACAACAACTGTAAATAATATTCCAGCTGGCAAGATACTTGACTTACAAGTAGTAAAAGTTTTTGCATCTTCACCAACACCTCCTATTGACATAGTATTATTAGATAAACTAGATTAAAAAACAAATTATGGCATATAAACAAAATTTTGGACCATCTAGAAAATCTGGCAAAGCTATGTCTATGTGCGGCGTTTCAAGAGTAATGAGTCCACTAGATGCTAAAGATTGGATAGCTGATGCTACCAAAAATAGCAAAGGACAATTTAAAGCTAAAGCAGAGAAAGCGGGCATGAGTACGGCCGCGTATGCTAATAAAGTTATAAAAGAAAATAAAGGTGGTAAGTTAGAAAAACAAGCTCATTTAGCTAAAACTCTAATGGGTTTAAGTAGAACAGAATCTCCTTTAAATGCTGAACCTGATTTTTCAAGTTTTGTTTTGCAAAATAATAACGATGTTCAAACTGGTGAAAATTCTTATTCGTCTCCAGAAAGATATGATGTAGACTTTGGTGAATTTGAAGGAGCAACAATAAGTGGTAGTGGTGCTGTAAGTGGTGGTAATGATAATGTAAAGCGTGATAGTAATGAGGGTAAAGGTAGATTAAACAGACTAGATAGAAAACTTAAAGCAGCTAAACAAGGTAAAGGTAATAAAGCTAAAGAAGCTAGAATACAAGGTAGAATAGATAGAACGACTAAAAGACAATCTGAAAAAGCTAAAAGAGTTACAAAAAGAAACAAAAATAAACTAGATAAAGTCACTAAAAGACAAGAGTCAAAAACTAAAAGACAATCTAAAAGACAATCAAAAAAAATTGAAAAGAAAATAAATAAAGGAGATATACCTAAAGGTCAATCTATTTATTATAATTCAAGTTCTGATACTTTTAGATTAGGTTAATAAATACAAAGTTATGGCATATAAACAAAAAGGACATTATGGTCAATACAGCGGAAACGCTAAACACTCTAGACGTCACATGGTTAACTCATGGGAAGAAGAAGATGTAAAAAGAGGTAAGCGACAAATGAAAGAAGGTCACAAAGGCCACGCTGAAGCTTTATTTGACGATGCTCATGGTAGTTATAATTATGATGGTAAAAATTCAACAGGTGCTGAGCACAATGATTCACCAGCTAATTTTGGTTTTCTTGCTGGAGCTGCTGCGGCTATACTTGGTGGAAAAAGAAGAGGGAGAGGAAGAAAAGGAAGACACCAAGAAATAATAACTAAACTAGATTCTATAGAAAGTCAATTAGCAGGTGATGACGCAGGTGCAACAACAGAAGGCGAAGATGCCGCTGTTGCTCAAGAAGCAGGTGCTGCAGAGCAAGTTTCTAACGAATTTATATCTGGAGGTGCACAAGGTGCTACAAACTCTATTGCTGGAGCTTCTAGAGGAACACTACCTATAAGTGGAGATCTTACAAACCCAGTAGAAGAAGGATAAAAAATAACAGTAGAGGTCTGTAATAAAACTCACATAAAAACAATCACATAAACATTAACAAAAACAAAAACAAAAATTATGGCGAAATTTATTAAATTTAACATCGCAAACAATGCTACTTTAGTAAGTGGTACAGGATCAAGATCAGTATTACTAGATGTTGACAAAATCGAAAGCATATCAGATGCAGTATCTGGTGGTGGTGCTTACAGTGTAGTTGTTACACTAAGTGAATACGTAGGGTTAGACGCTGCTCAAACTATTAATTACGGAGCTGATGCAGATCAAACTGTAGCAGCTGGAACAGTAGGTGGAAGAATACTTACTTTACTTGTAGGTACTAGCACTATTTCAGATCCAGCAAATACACAAGGAACGGGAGCAGTTGCTATCGTTAATCCTGCCACGGTAACTGTAGCAGGTAACATGCCTTCTCAAATAATCAACAGAGCACTTACTGCTAATCCAGGTGGAGTATCTTCTACTTGTCAATTAGGTAAAGATGGTGCTGGATTATTAGCTGATGACCAAATGTATTGGAATCAAGCTACATTTTCATCTTTAGCTTCTCTATAATATTTAGATGAAGTCTAGGGGATTAGGCGACGATGTTGCTAAGTTTACACAAAGAACAGGAATTAAGTCCGTTGTAGATAGAATATCTAGCGGACTTAACGTCCCCTGTGGTTGTAAAAAACGACAAACAACATTGAATAAAATGTTTCCTTATAAAAACTAATATGGCATTTAAAATGAGTTCACCATTTCCTTTATTTAACACTCCTGTGTATGAAAGAGAATTACCAGAAGGTATTTTAGGTAAAGGCAATAAAAACGGTACTATATTAATTTCCGAGGATATAACTAAAGATTCAGAGCAAACTCAAAGTATAATTGATCATGAAGAAGTTCATATAGATCAAATAAAAAGAGGTGATCTAGATTATGATAATAAAAACGTCTATTGGAAAGGAAAAACATATTCTCGTTCAAAAATGAATGAGGGTAATCCTAATTTACCATGGGAAAAAGAAGCATATAGTAAAACAGATAACTACGAAAAATATTAAAAAAAATGGCATATAATCAAAAATTTGGACCAAACAGAAAAGGTTCAAAACACGGAAAAGACATGATTTCAAGAATCATGAGTGGAGCAGACACAGCGATGTCTCCATTAGATAATTCTGTTCAATACCTGAAAGGAATGTCAGGTGCTATGAACGGACAAAAAGGTATGGATGGTTATTCATATGGAGTACCTGCTGAAAAATTAAAAGGCATACAAGGTTCAGAAGGAATGTCTAGAAAAACTAAAGGACAAGCTGCATTAGACGGTATAGACGGCGGAATGTCAAGACATACGTCTGAGCATTCTACTGAAGAATACATGGCTAAAAAAGATGCTGCAATAAAAAAATCTCAAGGCAAAGACGGAATGTCAAGATATAAAAGTGACGACCAAAGAAAAGCAGCACATGCTAGTATGGCGGAAAAAGGAATGTCAAGACAAGGATACAATGATAAACTTGACGAAAGTTTAGCTAAAGATGGTAAAGAATCTAGCAAGAAACAATCTATGAAAGATCGTAGAGATGAGTCTAAAGGTATGGAAAAAAGTAAAGGAAAAAGAGCTTACAAATCTGATCCGGGTATGGATAAAAAAAAATAAAACATGGCATATAAACAAAATTTTGGCCCGTCACGAACTTCGGGTTACAACAAGACAAAGCAAGTCGCGGGTCAATCTTCTTTGTTTAGATTAGGCTCTTCACCATTAAATCATGACATGGATTTTGATCATGAGCATGATGGAGAAAAGGATAGATATACTAGACAAGTAGCTGTTAAACCAGGGACTAAAAGACAAAATAGAAAATCTAGAAATAAATTAGCAGCAGATTTAACTAAAGCCGCTAACACTAGAGATGCTGATGGTGATGCTTTAAATACTCAAGGTTACATGAGAGGTGGTAGCGGCGGTAAAGTTAAAGTAGGTGGAAGAAATTTACTTGAAGTAAAAACAGGTACGCGAGGAGGTGGTGCAGGTTCAATTGATGCTTTTACTAGTAAACAATATCCAAACGTAAAAGAAAAAGATGTTCGTAGACAATTAAAAAAGACTGGCTCAGTTAACATAGTTGATGGTAAAGTATCTTCTGGAACTACGCAAACAAAAACAGCTTATGGATCTATAAAAACAGATAATAAAAGAAAAGCTAATGCAGCCAAAAAAGCTCAAAACAAAGCTGATTTAGATAAGAGAAGAGAAACATACAAGAAGTCGAGGGCAAGTAAAAAAGCTGAGCAACAAACTAAAAAATCTCAAGCTGTTGCAGACCTTGTTAAAAGAAGAAAAGAATACGCTGCTAATAAAAATAAAAAATAAATATTATGTTTAGAATGAGTATGGGATCTAAATCCCAAAAACAAAACAGAACTCCTTTTGGTGGCATTTCTAGAGTTATGAGTCCTATTAACGCTGGTCCTTGTGGAACTCCAGGTAATCCTCCTTGTGATGTAGAAAGACAAACTGGTAGTGAAACCTACAAAGGTTCAAAAGATGGTGTAAAAGGTACATACACAAAAACTAGTTTTCAAACAGATTTTGAGATTCCTGGAAAACCTGGAAAAACAACACCTCCTAAGAAAGTCCCTTTTAGTAAAGATCCTGAAGAAANAGCAAAGCAGAAACAATGGATTAAAGACAATCCTAAAAAGTATGAAACAAAAATTAAAGGAAAGAAAACACCAGCAACTCCTAANAATTATGGTGAGAAAAAAAGATCAAATTTAACATTTGTTCCAAATCCACCACCACCACCAGCGAAAAAAGAAAAGCAATTGCCTCCAGGATTTAAGGTGCCAGGTAAAGGTAGAAAATCTATAAAAATTGGAAAGCCTAGTTTATCTATGGGACCTAGAACTAAAAGCGGTGGTAGTAAACGTGGCGGTAATTCTTGTGGTTGTGCAGTAAACAATTAAATTATGAAAAAACTTTGGGAATGGCTCACTGGCAATGTTATTAAAGAAGTTGGTCAAGTCATAGACAGTTTAACTACTACTAAAGAAGAAAAGCTAGAAGCTCAAAGATTAATAACACAAATATTAGAAAAAGCCGACAGCGAAGCACAAGAGCAAGTTACATCAAGATGGGAGTCAGACATGAAGTCTGATTCTGTTTTGTCAAAGAACATACGCCCTATGGTGTTAATATACTTAACTGTTATATTTACTGTTTGTGCGTTTTTTGATGGTAACATAGGTGAGTTTAAAATAGCAGAAGAATACATACCAATATTTCAAACATTATTAGTAACCGTTTATGGAGCTTACTTTGTAGGAAGATCATGGGAAAAAGGTAAAAAAATAAGTAATAATAGTAATAAGTAGAAACAATTAATTAATTAAATTAAATCAAATGTCAAAAAAAGTTAATAAAATAACAGAAGAAGAATTAAAAAGTGTTAAAGAAGCAAATATAAAATACCAAGGTTTATTAAGTGAACTAGGTTTTAGAGAACTTCAAAAAACAAATTTAATTAAACTAGCTAAACAAGAAGCTGATACTTTAGAAGAGCTAAAAAAAGAACTTGAAGAAAAATATGGTCAAGTTAATATAAGTCTAGAAGACGGGGTTTATTCTAAAATTGAAAAAGAAGATGCCAAGTAATATTAGAAAAATTAGCATTGGCTCTGATTACAAAAACGATGCGATGCATTATTCCATAGGACAACAGGTTTATGGAGGACATGAAATATCTCATATACTTTTTGAAGAGTCTGATAATTCTTATAATATACACATAAAGAAAAACAATGAAGTATTGCCGTGGAAGAAATTTAACTCTAACATGGCAATATCAGTTGAATATGATTTAGAATATTAATGAGGTCAATATATGATTTTGTTGTAAAACCTTTAGGTAAAGAGTATTCTAATGATATAACAATAGGTGGGATAAAATTAATTTTAAATACTAAAATAGAAAATTTTAAATTTGTTAATAATCTAGCTGTTGTAGTTAAAACACCTATAGCATACAACACCCCAATTAAAGTTGGTGATATTATAGTTATACATCATAATGTATTTAGAACTTTTTATGATATAAGAGGTAATAAGAAAAAAAGTAGATCTTGGTTTAAAGAAGATTTATATTTCTGTTCTTTAGATCAAATATATTTATATAAAAATAAAGAAGATTTTAAGTCAATAAACAATAGATGTTTTGTAAAACCTTTAAAATCAAAAAATGATTTTAATATAAATAAAGAACAAAAGCTTATTGGTGTATTAAAAATAGGTAATAGCTTCTTAGAAGCTGCGGGTGTGAGTGAGGGAGACGTTGTAGGATACACACCTTATGGAGAGTATGATTTTATTATAAACGATGAAAGATTATACTGTATGAAATCTAATGATATTGTAATTAAATATGGAAATAAAGAAAACCAAGAAGAATATAATCCAAGCTGGGCAAATAGCAGTTGAGGAATTAATAAAGGTGGCTAAAGAACCTATTGTAGATACAGCAGAAGATATATCAGCGGATAGATTAAAAAACGCAGCTGCAACAAAAAAATTAGCTATATTTGATGCCTTTGAAATTTTACAAAAAATACAAGAGGAAGAAAATATTATAAATGAAAAACCAAAAGAAACAAAAGAAAAAAGTTTTAAAGGTTTTGCAGAAACAAGATCTAAATAATGTATAAGCAAAACTTATATAAAGTTTTAGAAAATTACATTGATTCTAATATATTAAAAAGAAACAATAGAAATAAAAAGTGGGAGTACGGTTATAATGATAAATATGATATAATTATAATTAGTAGAACAGGTGAGATAGGTGAAATATACGAAATACAAAATCTAAAAATAGCTCTGCCAAAAAAAGATAATGTAGTTAAGTTTGAAAAAAATGCATGGCATAGATCTATTATACCTGAAGAATTAAAAAAAATAAAAACGAGATTTGATTGGGAGAAATATCCGGTTGACTTTAAAGAACACTGGTATGATTACATTGATAAAGAATTTCTTCGAAGAGAACAAGGTTTTTGGTTCTATAATAAAAACGTGGCTACTTACATTACTGGTACTCACTATATGTACTTGCAGTGGTCCAAGATTGATGTTGGGAAACCAGATTTTAGAGAAGCAAATAGATTATTCTATATTTTCTGGGAAGCTTGCAAAGCAGACTACAGAAGCTATGGAATGTGCTACCTTAAAAACCGTAGATCAGGATTTTCATTTATGGCCTCAGGAGAGGTTGTTAATCTCGCAACCATTAATTCAGACTCAAGATATGGTATATTATCAAAATCTGGACCAGATGCAAAAACAATGTTTACCGATAAGGTCGTACCAATATCAGTTAACTACCCGTTTTTTTTCAAACCAATACAAGACGGTATGGATCGCCCCAAGACTGAGCTTGCTTACAGAGTACCAGCATCTAAATTTACCCGTAGAAAGCTCGACTCTAATGAAACAGCAGCTGAGCTTGAAGGACTTGACACAACAATCGATTGGAAAAATACAGGCGACAACTCTTATGATGGAGAAAAACTTAAGCTTTTAGTACACGATGAAAGTGGTAAATGGGAAAGACCTAATAATATTCAAAATAACTGGAGGGTTACAAAAACTACACTTAGATTAGGTAGTAGAATAATTGGAAAGTGTATGATGGGATCAACCTCAAATTCATTAGATAAAGGAGGTGATAATTTTAAAAAATTATATTATGATTCAGATGTCACAAATAGAAACGCCAACGGACAGACTCGCTCGGGATTATATAGTTTGTTCATACCTATGGAATGGAACTACGAGGGATACATTGATTCTCATGGAGTACCTGTATTCGACACTCCAAATAAAAAAACAACAGATGCTCATGGCACGCAGATAAAATTAGGTGTTATAGACTATTGGCAAAATGAAGTTGATGGTTTAAAAACAGATCAAGATGCATTAAATGAATTTTATAGACAATTTCCAAGAACTGAAGAACATGCTTTTAGAGATGAGGCAAAAGCCTCTCTTTTTAATTTAACAAAAATATACGAGCAAATAGACTGGAACGGAGATTTAAGAAATAGTAATTTAGTTACACAAGGAAATTTTCATTGGGAAAACGGAATAAAAGATACTAAAGTTATATTTGTTCCTCATAACAAAGGAAGATTTTTTATCACCTGGACACCACCTCTTAACCTACAAAATAATATTGTAATAAAAAGAGGATTAAAATATCCTGCTAATGAACATATAGGTGCTTTCGGGTGTGATAGTTATGATATATCAGGAACAGTAGATAAAAGAGGATCAAAAGGTTCTCTACACGGGCTAACAAAGTTTAGCATGGAAAATGCGCCAGCAAATCATTTTTTCTTAGAATATATAGCTAGACCACAAACTGCTGAAATATTTTTTGAAGATGTTTTAATGGCTTGTATTTTTTATAGCATGCCTATATTAGCTGAAAATAATAAGCCAAGATTATTATATCATTTTAAAAGAAGAGGCTATAGAGGTTTTGCAATGAACCGGCCGGATAAAATAAAACTATCTGTAACTGAAAGAGAAATAGGTGGAATACCTAATTCAAGTGAAGATATTAAACAAGCTCACGCTGCCGCTATAGAATCTTATATTGAAGATTTTATTGGAATAAAAAGTAATGGAGAGTATGGTCAAATGTATCTTCAAAGAACATTAGAAGATTGGGCTAAATTTAACATAAATAACAGAACAAGTCATGATGCTTCTATTAGTTCTGGCTTAGCTATAATGGCTTGCAATAAAAACAAATATAGACCCATAGCTAAAACTACAAGACAAGTTTTTGATATAGGAATAAAAAAATATAACAATAAAGGTACATTGTCAAAAATAATTGAATAAATGAATTTATACACAAACTCTAATAGCGCTTTTCCGAGTCAGGTAGTACCGGATGCAGAAAAAGCTTCCTGGGAATATGGTTCACAAGTAGCATCAGCTATTGAGACAGAATGGTTTAATCAAGGTAGAACTAACGGTAACCGATATTTAACAAGCTGGAATAATTATCATCATCTACGTTTATACGCTAGAGGAGAACAACCTGTTCAAAAATATAAAGATGAATTATCTATTAATGGTGACTTAAGCTATTTAAACTTAGACTGGAAACCTGTCCCTATATTATCAAAATTTGTTGATATAGTAGTTAATGGTATTTCAAGTAAAGAGTATGATATTAAAGCGTATTCTCAAGATCCTGAGTCAGTAAAAGAAAGAACTCAATACGCTACTAATGTGGCTAGAGATATGTTTGCCTCAGCTCAAATACAAAAAGCTCAACAACAATTAGGTATAAATATGTCTCAGTCTAATGTTCCGCAAGATGAGTTACCTAAAACAAAAGAAGACTTAGAGCTTCACATGCAATTATCATATAAGCAAGCTGTTGAAATAGCTGAAGAGGAAGCTATATCTCAAACGTTATCTCAAAACAAATGGGAATTAACTAAAAGAAGATTAAATCATGATTTAGTAGTATGTGGAATAGCTTGTGCCAAAACTAACTTTAATAAAGCAAATGGCATAACATTAGATTATGTAGATCCAGCTTATTTAATATATTCTTATACAGAAGATCCTAACTTTGAAGATATATATTATGTTGGAGAAGTTAAATCAATAACTATACCTGAGCTTAAAAAGCAATTTCCAGATATTTCTAATGAAGAATTACAGAGAATACAGGAAATGCCAGGTAACAGACAATATATAACTGGTTGGGGAAATTATGATAACAATACAGTTCAAGTATTATATTTTGAATATAAAACTTACATGAACCAAGTATTTAAGTTAAAGAAAACAGAAAATGGATTAGAAAAAATAATTCAAAAAACTGATGAGTTTAATCCTCCACCATCAGANACCTACGATAANGTAGGAAGAAGTATAGAAGTTTTATATAGTGGCGCTAAAGTTTTAGGAACTAATACAATTTTAAAATGGGAGTTAGCTGAAAACATGACTAGGCCATATGCTGATACTACCAAAGTTGAAATGAACTATACTATTGTAGCGCCAAGAATGTACAAAGGAAGAATAGAATCTATAGTCAGTAGATGTACTGGTTTTGCTGATATGATACAAATTACGCATTTAAAAATGCAACAAGTATTATCACGCATGGTACCTGATGGAGTATTTTTAGACATGGACGGATTAGCAGAGGTTGATCTTGGTAATGGCACGAACTATAATCCAGCCGAAGCATTAAACATGTATTTTCAAACAGGTAGTATTGTTGGTAGATCGTTGACACAAGAAGGTGATCCTAATAGAGGAAGAATCCCTATTCAAGAACTACAAACATCAGCGTCAGGAGCTAAGCTAGGAGCTTTAATACAAACTTATCAATATTATTTACAAATGATAAGAGATGTGACCGGATTAAATGAAGCTAGAGATGGTAGCTTGCCTGATAAAGATGCTTTAGTAGGTTTAGCTAAAATGGCGGCTAATCAATCAAACATAGCTACTAAACACATAAATAACGCTAGTTTATATTTAGCTTTACGCGTATGTGAAAACATATCTTTAAAATTAGCAGATGTTTTAGATTTTCCACTAACAGCAAATAGTTTAATAGAAAGTATATCATTGTATAATGTTGAAACTTTAAAAGAAGTTAGTTATTTAAACCTACATGATTTTGGAATATTTTTAGAATTAGAACCAGATGATGAAGCTAAAGCTCAACTAGAACAAAACATACAAGTAGCTTTACAATCAGGAGGTATAGATTTAGAAGACGCTATAGACGTTAGGCAAATAAAAAATCTTAAACTAGCAAATCAATTATTAAAACAAAAGCGTAAACAAAAATTAGCTAGAGAAGCAAATAATGCTAGGGCTAACATACAAGCGCAAGCGCAGGCCAATGCTCAACAAAATGAACAAGCTGCTTTAGCTGAAGTTCAAAAACAACAAGCAATAACAGAGCAAAAGGTTAATCTAGAAAATGCTAAATCTCAATTTGAAATACAGAGAATGCAGGTTGAATTNGAAGGTAAAAAACATTTAATGTCTCAGCAGTTTGAATACGATAGACAACTAGCTGAATTAGATATTAATAAACGNACGGTTAAAGAACAAGAAATTGAAAATCGTAAAGATAAAAGAATTAAAATGGAAGGTAGTCAACAAAGTCAAATGATAGATCAAAGACAAAATGATTTATTGCCTATTGATTTTGAACAGCAACAATCTCTTATTTAATTTTTAAGTAAACACTAAATTATATTATATTATGTCAGAACAAACACAAGAAGCTGTAAAGCAAGAAGGTGATTTTAGTTTAAAAGCTAAAAAAACTAAACCTAGACAATTAGGTAAAAAAGTAGATAAAATAACTAAAGTTGATTTAACTAAACCAGAAGCAACTGGAGAAGTAGTTCCAGATGTTGTAAAGGTTGAAGTTCCTAAAGAAGCATTAAAACAAGAAGAAGATGCCATTCAAATCGGAGAAACAACAGAAGTGGCTGTGGGCAAACAAGCCGGAGATAGCATTAAAGTGGACGAACAAATACAGCAGTCCAGCGAAGATGATAAAAATCAAGAAAGCCCACTCCAAGAAATAACAGAAGAAGAGGTAAAAGAAATAAAACAAGAGGTTAAAAAAGCTGTAAGAGATGAAAAAATTCTTGGAAAACCTTTACCAGAAAATATTGAAAAACTAGTTTCATTCATGGAAGAAACTGGTGGCTCTGTAGAAGATTACGTAACTTTAAATAAAGATTATGAAAAATTAGACAGTGCTCAATTACTCCATGAATTTTACAAAAAAACTAAACCACATTTAGAATTAGATGAAATTAATTTTTTATTAGAAGATAATTTTAACTTTGACGAAGATGTGGACGAGGCAAGAGATATTCGAAAGAAAAAACTTGCTTATAAAGAAGAGGTTGCAAAAGCAAAACAATTTTTAGAAAGCTCTAAGAAAAAATATTACGACGAGATCAAGTTGAGACCGGGTGTAACTCAAGAGCAGCAAGAAGCGTTAAGTTTTTATGACCAATATAAATTGCAACAAGAAACTGCAACTAGATTACACGGTGACTTTAGAGACAATACTAAAAAATTATTTTCTTCAGAATTCAAAGGTTTTGATTTCAATGTAGGAGATAAAAAATTTAGATATGGAGTAAAAGATCCTGTTAAAGTTGGTGAGACTCAAATAGATGTACAGAACTTTATTAGTAGATATTCTAATGATGAAGGACAAATTGTAGATCCAGCTGGGTATCATAAAGCTATGTATGCTGCAATGAATGCTGATAAAATTGCTCATCATTTTTATGAACAAGGAAAAGCTGATGGCGTTAAAAACGTTATCAACACTTCCAAAAATCCCTCCAAAGACGGCCCAAGGCAAGTTGCAGACGGAAATGTTTTTATAAATGGATTAAAAGTAAAATCGATTAGTGGATTAGACTCAACAAAATTAAAAATCAAAACAAAAAAGTTTAACTAATTAAAAATTATTTATTATGGCTATAAGTCCACAATTTGGTTCGATAATACCTTCAGCGTCTCAACAAACGCTTGCAAACAATTATCTACAATTTGACGGTGCTGCTGGCGGAAACTTTGCACAACAATATTTACCTGAGCTTTATGAGCAAGAGGTAGAGAGATATGGTAACAGAACGTTATCAGGATTTCTACGTATGGTTGGAGCAGAGATGCCAATGACATCTGATCAAGTTATTTGGTCTGAACAAACCAGACTACATATTTCATATGACAACTGTGTAGTAGCAGGAGCCGGTGGTGCCGGTGCAACTATTACAATTCCTGTTACAGCTGCTGGTGCCGCTGTGCCAATTCTAAACGTTATATCTCCACTATCAACAATCGTTGTAATGGATGACTTTGGAAACGAAGTAAAATGTTTAGTAACATCATCTAACACAAACGCTGCAGGTGGTGCTGGTACTCCAGGACAATTAATTGTTGAGCCTTATCAAGGAGCTAACTTAGCTGCTAGTGGTATCGTTAACGGTAACCCAGTTAAGATCTTTGTATACGGTTCTGACTTTCAAAAAGGAAGTAATACGTTAAATGCTCCTCAAGGAATTAACGTTGGCGCTTCAGCAAATAACCCAATGGTTACTGTTGATCCTGCATTTACTACTTTTTCTAACTCTCCAATAATCTTAAGAAGCCAATACACAATCAATGGTTCTGACACTGCTCAGATAGGTTGGGTAGAAGTTGCTACTGAAGACGGAACTGGAGGTTATTTATGGTATCTAAAAGCTGAATCTGAAACAAGATTGAGATTTGAAGATTACTTAGAAATGGCGATGGTTGAAGGTGAACTTAACGCAGGAGCTGCTGGTGTACCAGCTGCTAATCCTGGAACTGAAGGTTTATTTGCAGCTATTCAAAACGGTGGTAACGTTGAAGTAGGTTTCACTGCTGCTGCTGGTTTAGATGCTTTTGATGACATTCTTAAAAACCTTGATACTCAAGGAGCTATTGAAGAAAACATGTTATTCTTGAACAGATCTACTGCTCTTGATTTTGACGACATGTTAGCTTCTATCTCTGGAGGTTTTGCAGGTGGTGTAGCTTTCGGTTTATTCGAAAACTCTGAAGAAATGGCATTGAACTTAGGATTCTCTGGATTTAGAAGAGGTTCTTATGATTTCTATAAAACAGATTGGAAATACTTAAACGACGCTTCAACGCGTGGTGCAATGACTGGTCCTGCTTCAATTGA